AGGAGGCCGCTCATGGGGTTGCCCTCGAGGCGATCAACCGGCCTCGCGCCCGCTGCAAACGCGCGACCGCCGCATGAAACGCCGCCAGCGCCTCCCTGTATTCCGCCTCCAGATCAGTCTCGGTCACGCTCATGGCTACACGAACTCCCCCGGTTGGAAGGCCATCCCAAAGGGGCGGCTGTCGTGCAGCCCACTGGTCATGCCGCTGCCAATCCCCAGGCCCTGCTGACAGAACGTCAGACACAACGCGTCGGCATAATCCGTGCTGGGCAGACCACGCGCCCGCATCATCTGCTTGCTCTCGACCTGCAACCGACCATCACTCAGAAAGGCATAACGCGGCGCCGCGAGATCGTCGCGCAACCGGTCGTGCCGGGGCAGCCGGACATTACGTCCCGCCAACCACTCCTTCATCCGTATCCACAACTCATCCTTAAGCCGCGCATACCGCCCGGTGACACTGGCAACCTCGGCCACGTTAAGGCCAAGAATGGGCAAATTCTGCTCGTGCAACCGGTCTACGACCCCGGCACCAATGCCAATCACGTCAATCACGATCAACGACGGCTTGCTGTTCAACGCCGCGTCATACTCAGCCTTGATGGCGCCAGCCAACTGCATCGTGTCAAACTGATGCCATGAACGCGGCATGTCCTCGACAACCAACCCACGCCGCTTGATCAACGTGCTGGCGTCCGAACCAAAACGAGCCACATCGACGCCCCACACGGACGTCGCGGTGAGATCAATCGGCACGTCACGCACCATCGCCCCATCAATCAAATCCACCGGTATTAGCGTGTTATCCTCTGCCGTGGGCCACTCACCCAGACACCTGATGCGGAACGCGTTGCTGTCCCGACCATACCGCTGCGCGATCTCCTCGATGAACCGGGGATCAACCCTCGGACTATCAAGCCCACTCACCTTGAGACAGAACCAACGATCCGTCTCCATCGTCATCACACGCCAGAAATGGCCCGTGGCGCGCGTCGGATTGCCAATCAAAACCGTGATCGCCCCAGGCCCGCTCATGCTGCCAACAGCGGCCTCGTAAACATTCTCCTCAATGCCCGACGCCTCATCACAAACCAACAACACGTGGTCGCTGTGAACGCCCTGGAGCGCCTCCGGCTGATCCCGCCTGCTGGTCCGCGCGCTGATGAAACAGTCAGCGTTCGACTTCAACCTGATATGATCCGATTGCAAATCCCATAACTGACGCCACCCCTCGGGCAACGCACTGAACCACTTCGTCGTCTCACTCCACAAACTGTCATACAACTGCGGCGCGCTCGGCGCCGTGCAAACTACCTTGAACGGCACACGCGTGTTGCAGAACCAAACCATCAACCAGGCTGCCAGCGCCGTCTTGCCACAACCATGCGCGCTCCTGATCGCGATCCGCGTGTGGCCACGCGCGACAGCCCTTAATGCCTCCCGCTGCCACGGGTCAGGCTCAACCTGTAGAACCTCCCGCACAAACGCCGTCGGCGCCCGCGCATATCTGCCAATCGCCGTCAGAAACGGGTTTCCAGACGCCGCTATCGCCTCGGCCCAGTTGATCGGAGGTGCTTCGGTGTCGATCATCCCGGCTTGTCCAGGCAACGCTCAACGATCGTCTTCAGGAGTTGGTTGCGCGCCTCGGTGTTGTGGCTGACGGCATACGTCAACGCCCCCATGAACATCAGGTTGAGAAGTATGAGCACCGTGAAACCAGCCGGCAAAGCCTTGATCAACTTCTCGGGTATGCCAGCCAGTAACTGCCGCGTGCTCTCGTTCACCGACAGAAACCCAACGGACGACGCACCGGGTAACGCCTGATGGGAACACCAAACTGATCAAGCAGCCCGGTATCAATCGCACGCTCTTCCTCCGGAACGATAACCTCAACAGTCTCCCGCCCTGGCCACCAATCATCACCCAAATGGTAATCACAACGCCGTGGATACATGTCACTCATGACGTTGACATTGCGTAACGATGTTGTGGGATTTTGGTGGGGAATTTGGGAGGGGAGCCAGTGCCATCACCAGACGGCCTTGGTGGGGGGGCATGCGGCCGGCGCTGACATGTGCACGTATGTATGTCTTACGTGTGTATGTCTTGCGTGTGCTCGGCAGGCGGGACACACGGTGACGTCCGGACCACTGGCGTTGAACCATGACCAGCAAGCCAGACAACGGCGCTTTGTCATGACGACATCGTCACGCTTATTCCGATAACCGCTGTGTCCGTAGCATAAGTCATGCGGCCACCTGATCAAACGGTCGTTTACACACACATCCGAGGTTTGTATGAGCGTTAGTTGTTCCCGATTCGTTCGCGCATGGCTCGTGGAATGGCACGACATACTCATTCCGTTGGCACGTCGAGCGCGTCGCCCGTCACCGCCGCATGCTCGATGACAGGCGGCGCATCGGCCGAGGCCAGCAGCTCCTGTGAGATCACGCGCGCGGCCACTAAGTGCAACTCAATCGTCTGATTGCCCGTCGTCTCAATTTCCTGCTTGGGCCGGCCGAACCCACGATCCAACAACGCGACAGCGGCCGCCAGCCTGACCTTGCTGTCCTTGTCCCGCATCATGATGCCGGCGACTATCTCGATGGCTTTCGGCCCATGCTTACGCGCGAGGGCGGCAACGTCCACGAGCGGCTTGGCGCGGCCGTTTGGATTGCCCGACTGACCCGGCTTCCATGATCCGCTGGACAGGCCTCCGCGAACCCCGAAAGCCTTTCTGGGCTGTTCTTGCGTGCTGGCACTCATCCTGAGACTGAATCCCACGCCATGATTTATGGGTCAATGACACTGACCTGACGCCATTTGTCAATCCCTCGATCAAAATCGCCCGTTTCATCGAAAACATTCATGAAAGAAAATCATTGACGAACTTCACGCCATTTCGTATATCCATGTCACCGACACGGGAATTGGTCCCGGTCACGACGCAGGGAATGACCCTCATGATTATTTATCGCGGCCCATCAATGTTGAACGGGAAGCCCATCGTAATGATAGCGACCGGTTTCAATGGCTCATCAAACGAAAAAACCGGCGCGGATCTGATTCAGACCTACGTCCTGAATGACGACCTCCATCCTGTGCTCGCGGCCCGTTCCGGCGCGGCGTCAACCATCTGTGGCGACTGCAAGCACCAGGGAACCTATGCCGACAACGGCCGCGTCGCCGGTTCGCGCACTTGTTACGTCAATCTGGGTCAGGGTGTTTCGGTGGTTTACTCCGCCTATGCCCGTGGCGTTTACGATGTATGCGCCGAGGCCGATCTGTCAGCCACCTTCGCTGGCCGCCTCATTCGCATGGGCACCTACGGTGACCCGGCCGCCGTTCCGAGCCACATCTGGGATGCCATGCTGTCCCGCTCCAAGGGCCGCACCGGTTACACGCACCAGTGGCGCGCGCCGCATGCCGCATGGCTACAGGCTTACGTCATGGCGAGCGCCGACAGCATTGAAGAGGCGAACGAAGCGCAAGCTGCTGGTTGGCGCACCTTCCGTGTCGCACCGGCGGTTGACTGGGCGAAGCAGTCTGGCGAGTCGCTGTGCCCCGCCAGTGCCGAAGGTGGCAAGGTGACGACGTGTGACCATTGCCTTCTCTGCTCCGGCACGTCCGGCAAGGGCCGCAACAGCATCATGATCCCCGACCACAGCACGCAAGGCCGTGGCGCCAAGCGCCGCGCTGGCGTGACCTTCAGGCGGAACGGGGTGGCGATATGAGCAGCCACCTGTCGAGCGCGGCGCGCTTCTCCCTCGCCTTGCGGGGCCTGCGCTGGGGTCCGCGAGAATTGTCCGAGATGCTGGCCATCAATGAACGAACGATCCGGCGTTGGTTGAGTGGCCAGAACGATCCGCCGCCCGCCTTGCTCGAGTGGCTCGAGCTGCTCGCGGCCTTCGTCAACGCCAATCCGCCACCACCTGGACCCGCCGCCTGACACCACGCCACCACACCAACAGGAGATACCGATATGACCAAGAAACTGAACAAAGCTGACACGAAGTTGTTACTGCGTCAGTTGGTCCTGCCGTGGTGGCGTCAGTGCGCCGCGCAGTTGATCAACGAGGCGCGCCGGTCGATCGCCCGCGAGCAACGCGAGGATGCGTTGGCGACGTCGATGGACAGGCGGGCCGCCAAGGTCGTCTCGCTCATCGCGGAGCGGGACCGCGTGAACAAGAAGCACGCCGCTGAGTTCGAGGCACGCATCGCCGCGTGGCACCGAACCAAGGCATCATCGTTCACGATCGACGATCGGCCCTTCTGGGAAGTTTCCACCTTCCGCGCCCGTCAGGCGCGGCGGCGATCGGAGCACGAAAGCCGGTTTCTGGATCTGGTGTTGTCCGGGGTGCCGGAGGATGACCGACCGATCGGGCACTATCGCGGACCGTCGGAGATTGATGCTCTCTGGGTCCAATCGTTCGAGTCCGCTGGTGAGGCCCCGTGAGCGGCAGCCCTCTCCGCCCCCTGATCCCCGCGCATCAGGCCCTGGAGCGGGAGCAGGCCCCTCCAGAGCCCTCTGCCCTCCCGGCGCCCCCTGAGCGTCTCCAGGCGGCCCTGAGGGCGTTGCGGTGGACGTATGGTACCCTGGCCGTCGAACTACGGACCAGCCCGTCGACCACGCGGAACTGGGGCCTGGGTCGCTCGCCTGTCCCTCCGGCGCTGTTGGCGTGGCTCGAGGGTCTCGCGGCATTCCGCCACGCGCATCCCGCCCCGTCACTGAGGGATCGCGAGTCATGAGCGCGAAACCAAAGCGGGCACGCGGACCCGAGCGGTGGGCCAGGCAGGTGCGCTTCGACATTGAGTTCGCCAGGCGCATGATCCTCGAACAGGGATCATGCGCGACCATCCTGGTGATCCACCTCCCTGGCGATCGGCGCGTCGTCTGCACGCCGCCGCCTGGCCTGGGGAAGGAAACGGTGGCGCTTTACCTGCGCGCGTATTGCGCCGCCCATGACGCTGAGGGCTTCGCTTTCATCACCGAGGCATGGATGCGCGACGTGCCGAGGCGGTTTGGCGAGACCGAGGCCGAACATGATGCGCGGATAGACGCGGTCCCGATCCGTGAGGCCGAGGATCGTGTCGAGATCGTCATGGCGCAGGTTGTCTATCGTGACGGCGACGAACGGCGAACGGCGCATGAGGAGCGGGAGATCATGCGGGACGCGACGGGCAAGGTGACCGGGTTCAGGCCGTTGGACCTGACCGGCGCGAGCGAGGGCCGGTGGGTTGACGTCCTGCTACCCGAACCGCCCACCGCCGAGCAACGCGCGTCCGCCGCCGTGGCGCTTGAGCACCTGTCAGCCATGGGCCTGAACTTCGTTCTGGGTTAATCTCCGTCCGTCGCGGGGCCGCCTCGCGACTGTCACCACGATCCACTCCGACCGCCGCCGCCTTCCCCCTTGGCGGCGGTTTTTTTTGTGTCGAAAACCATCCACCCCACCACCTCCACAGCCATTTCTGAAGTCTTTTCTATAGGGTTCTTGCAGGCACACCCACGTAAGCAATGCGTAACAGGTGGTGGAGGTGGTGGAGGTGGTGTTATGATTGATATGCATACGTTTTTTATTCCACCACCTATACCACCACCTATCTATATATATATACAGGTGGTG